AAGTTCAAACCAGACTTGTCCATCGTCATAGGCCGCAGGACTTCGCCTAGCCGCTCGTCATACTCAGCATCCGCCCATGTAATGCCACCGGCATAGAGCGCGATGTCCGAGCGGATAGCCTCTTGCACAGCAAGCATTGGCGGGTTGGTCGCCTTCTCGCCTGCCTCAAGCAAGGTGAACGTGATGCGCTGCAAAAGGCGCGCATCAGGCAAAGCGACAACCGTGCAAGGGCTGTGCGCGTATTGAGAACCCGAGACAGTCTGCCAGCGCGGGATGATGTACGGATGATCCGCTAGCGGCTTTTCCTCAAGCACGGCTTCATCCTCCTTGAGGACGAGAAGCGACATGTACTTGAATTGGCCGGGCTTGCCCTTCTTCTGCGAAGCGTAATCGTATTCGTCATACGGAACGATGACGTGCCGGGCCTCATATTCCTTGTAAGGCTCTTTCTTGTTGGCGTCCCTGATTTTCAGGGGGACCTTATCGCCATATTTCTTTTCAAGTGCGCGACCGCTGATCTTCCATTTGCGATGGATGCCGTCAACGTCGCCGCGATCATTCTCGCACCACACGACATCGCGAAGATGCCAGCAGCGATAAAGAAGCGAGACGGCCTGCTCATCGTATTCGACGGTCAGGACAGCCTGCCCAAAGCTGGCAAAGTCGTTATCGCCTTCCTTGGTCGCGCGGGTCATGCGCGCGGCTGGATCGTACATGGCGCGGCGCTGCACGCCAGTTGCCCACGTGGACCAATCCGCAACGGAACGGGTTTCGTTCATGCGCTCATCTTCTGGCGCAAGTGAGAACCATTCCTTGCCACGCGGGCGCAGCATGGCGGCAAACTGGTTAGCTAAATCGCGGCGGGCAAGCACAGGCGCACCGGACATCAAATGGTCCGCAAACTCACTGCCTAAATGACGCGACACAGTGAAGTCGCCCCGCTCGGGGTAGAAGTTATCCGCGATCTCCTGCCATAGCGAAACAAGCGGCTGGCGTTGCGTGAACAGCCGGTCGCCCATTTCGACAAGATCGCGTGCGCGTTGCTTCATCTGGTTAGCCTAGCTTCTGGCCGGAGTATTCCGAGGCCATGTTGGAGCCGCCGCCACCACCTGAAAGAATGGTGGAAGCACGCCCACCGCCTGCCGCCATCTGGCGACGACGCTTGCGGCCAGCCTCAAGAACAGCCGGGTCCATCTCATCAACAATCGGAGCGGGCGGCTCAGGCTTGGGCATCTTGGGGGAAAGAAGCTTGCTCATCGTATAATCCTCCGTCCGGGGGCATTCATAACAACTCTAGGGGCAAACCCTGACCATCTATGCTTCTGGCGCTCAGCGGCCTTTGCGCCTTCGCTCAGAGCCATCACGCAGGCATCGCCACGGTCAGGCGAGCGGCCAATCCGCTTTTTAATTTCGTCTTTAGCCTCGACTTGAATGCCGCGCGTTGTGAGCTTCCACGTTGGCGCAGCAAGGTCTGACCTTAGTTGCGGGTCAGGCGGTAAAGCTATGGCGGAACCGCCTTGCTGGTTTGGGTCAAGTTCCTCGCGGAATCTCCACCAAGCTTCGGCTCGCTTGTTAACAAAGGACAGGGAGCCGTCTTTCGTTCTCGCATTCGAGCCTTCCGCGCCATTGAAGCGGGCAAAGGCAATGCCATTTTCTTTGAATAGCAACGCGGTTGGCCCGCCAAATCCGCCCCCGACATCGACAACAACCGGGCAATTATCCTTGCGCTTGCGCATCACCATTGATGCCGCGTGCGCCTCATCCTTTGCCGCATCGCCTGTAAGTGTCTCGACTTCTGCAAACCATCCACCGTGGCGAGCGGCAAGCACTGTCTCGTCCCGCCCCGCGCCGATGTCGAGGCCGCACGCCGTCATAGCGAGGCCCTTGAACCCGTCAGGCTTCCAACGCGCTTGGGCTTCAATGATCCACTGCGTCGGGATAACTTGGTATTCATCATCAGCACGCGCGGCCATAAAGTTGCCATCGCGAACCGCAGACCGGATAGGCTCGGGAAGTCCGTCGAGTTTGGCTTGATAGCCGGTGTTGATAAGATAAGGGTTATCCTTCAATGCAGCCGGGATAAACGAGCGCGACATAGGCAGAGAGACGCCAGTCGCGCCGGGCAACTCAATAGGTTCAGGGCCATGAACCTCTAAATCCGCACCATCCGGCGCGGTCACATACCAACGCAATTCACCATGCTTTGCAGGCTTGGGGTGCGTCACATCCAGCCAAGGGCGGAACATGCCGATGATCCAATCACCATCCGCGTCAACGGGCGGATTGGTCGCAAGCAAAGCCCGGCAGCGCTGGCCTTCCGTTGTCGTGCGTATCCAGCCGATATGAAACCGCACCTGTAGTTCTAAAAACTGCGTGGCCTCATCGAAAACCTTTAGGTCGAACGGCTGGCCTTGCCAGTCTTGCTCATCCCCTAGATGCTGGTTTCCTGCAAATTGAATATACCGGCCATCATCAGTCCGCAGTAGGGGAGGCGGCGAGCCGTTGTAACCAGTGCGCGACCCGTTGATTTCTAGCGCCCGCTCTGTGAGTGAGCCAAGGTTAGCGTATTTGCGCCGAAGGATAAGCGAGCGCCTGTGCGCAGTGAATGCCAACCCAAGCCCTAAATCAGATTTGCCGCCGCCACCTTGCCCGCCATAAAGTAGGATGTCGGCAGGATGGAAATAAGCTTCGGTCTGTGGCCCCAGGTTAGGAAGCCACTTCATGCCAGCGGTTGCTTGCGCCGCTAAAGCCTCGACTTCCTGCCTTGCCTTTTGGTCTAACCCATTGAGCCGGGCTAGAATGTCGTCAAGCACTACCGACGCCCACGCCTGCGAGCGTAAATGATATAATCAGCGCCTTGATTTGCCTGTGACGAGGCGACGACGCCAGCAGCTAGCCAAAGCAACAGCATTAGACCACCATACAGCGCATAGTAATTGTTGAAGAATTGAGAATCATCTGGATAAATCGAACGCCGGTTTCCGGCTCGATCACATCGAAGGCGGTATCCCCAAGGATTGCTGCGCCCTGTGGATATACGTTTGTGCTCCACCCCACCATCGACTGCGCAGCAAAATCATATCGGAACCAGCGCCCGGTGGCTTCTTTCGTCATGTACAAATAACCATCAGCGTAAACGTATTTGCTGCCCGTTGTGAACGTCTCGACGCCCGGCGCGTATGATACACCAGACACCCACGTATTGGAGGCTATGTCGTAGTAATCAAGAACAGCGCCAGCGCCGCCACGGAAAGAATAGATTCGCCGCCCGTTGATAATAGCGTTCTCGTCAGACCAGCGGGAGTCGCGCGCCGATGGGACGTTATAGACCCACGAACCCGACAGCCCGACGCCGGGCGCCGCAGCTCTAGCGGCAACTGGTGAAAGCGTGGTCCAGCTATTGCCGCTGATCGAATAGCGGTAGAGCGTGACCGCGTTGTTGCCCATCAGATAAATGAAATCGTCGTTACCCTCGATGTGATAAACAGAGGTCGCGTCGGGGTTGGTCGTCCATGCCGAAGACACTGTGATAACCGTTCCGGTATTGCTGGCGATGGTCCTAATCTGCCCCGCGCCCGTCCCGGCTGTAATCTTAATCTGATAATTAGCCCACTGGTTTGTGGCCCAAGCCTTGCCTGAGTTGGTCAGCGTCGTTGATGCGCCAGCGGTCGCTGTGCCGGTTGCAAAGTTAAGATCAAGCCCATTGTCCGCATAAGATGGCGTTGCCACCATGCGGCCATCCGTGCCCCATGTGGCAGGCAGGCCGGTGTTGCTAAGCGTGGTCCATGTGTTGAGCGCGAAGCAATAAACCCTGAATGAACCAGAGGCCAGCGTACCGGCATTCAGCACATAATAACGAGGCGTGACGAGGCGATACACGCTAGAAGATGTGATCGACGCACTAAACGGCGAAGTCACGGTTATGACGCCGTTCGAGCCTACGGTATTGAAGGCAATGTTGCGCACATCGCCCGCGCCGGGGCCTGCGGTAATCTCAATCTGATAGCCAGTAAGCGAACGGGCCAGCGTTAGATTGGTCGTGAGCGTCGTAGTGGTTCCGCTCGTCGCCGTTCCAGTTGGGCCAATAGACCCGGACGTGCCACATGCGCCAGCGCCGAAGGTTCCAGCCAGGGCGGCAGAAGGGATTTGAACGTAACCATCCTCAAACGGATAGTAGAGATATTGGACTGTCGCACTAACCAAATACATCTGGCGCTG